CAGTGCTACCAATTGTAGATCCAAAAACATAAGCAAACATAAGAGAAGGCTTATCGAAATTAGTAATTACATTTTTTAAAACCAACAGCCAAATTCCATTTGATAAGATTGACGCAATAGCATTATAGGAAATGCTTTTGCTATTTCTAGCTCTACTGACTAATGTAAAACTCGCATTCTGTAAAAAAGTAAGTATAAAAATTTTTAAAATCTCTTCCATATTAGTCAGTGCAAAATCCAGCTTGACATCCAGAACCAGTGCCAAAATTAAAATCCATTTGAAGTCCAAGTGCTTTTATCTGCTCATAATTGATCTGAGCTTTATAATTGTACTTAGAATTTATCTCTTGATTTGAGAACCATCTCATCTTGGAGTAATTGTCATCCCAGTTTTTTCTTAGTTGCTGAACATCTTTCCAAAAACATCCTACACAATTAGAGTCTTCTGGAAAAATCAAATTCTTTGATTCCCAAAATTTTCTTACCTGATAGTGATGAACTTTTTGATATATCAATGGATAATTAGCCACTCCCCAATTAAACTCTTGCCATTTATTTTGGGATCCTCTTTTACCTACCACAATTTTAGTTGTAAGTTTTCTGTCATCTCCCATCTTAGCTCTGTGGTCTTCATCATATCTAATACCTACATTAGAAAAAACCGGCTGAAAATCTCCACATTCAGTATTTCCTATATTATTATAAACCCATTCAGCTATAGGTTTAATTTTCATGTCTGTAGTGCAATATCTCATAGCCATATTAGGAACCGTCTTTCCATGCTTTTTATTAACTGTTTCAAAGCTATCTCCTCTAAGCCAAATTATCTCTTTTCCTAATAATTGCTCAAGGTCAATAATTACTTTGATCGTCTTATCGTCCTCTGCCGTTGCGATAAACTCAGGCTTATCTGAGCAATACTTTTGTAATTTGTCATTTACAAATTGAGAAATTTTTTTGTCGTATGGAGCGGAATCTTTATCTTCTATACACACAAGTGAAAATAAATTATAGTCTGCTTCTGTGTGCATTGCCATGTAACTAGAAGTCTTCCCTCCGCTTAAAGAATTTATCGTTTTCATCTCCTAAAATTTAGCCTCCTCGAAGGTGTGATTAATCGTATTGATCGCGCTGTCCTGGTAGACCGGCTTAAACCCTTGGAGCTCCTCGTAAGAATCCGCGATCCGGTTTGTCGTAATATCGACATAGCGATCGATCGTGCAAGTTTCCCCGTCTCGATTTTTTAGGATCACATAGTTCAGGATATTATCGTCCGGTCCCTTGGCTGTATTGTTAGCCCTGGCGTCTGTGTATTTATAGTAATCGTCACGATATAGTCCGATCACTGCGATCGCGTCCTGCTCGACATTCCCAGAGCTTCTAATGTCTGAGAGCTGTGGAAGTCTTGAGGACCTTCCCTCGATTCCCCTGGATAGCTGAGATAAAGCGATGATTGGAATCTTTAGCTTTCTGGTTAGCTTCTGGATCTTATTCGATACGGAAGAAACCTGAGCAAAGTCTGACTGATCCTTTAGCTGATTGTCTCTGATCAGTTGCAGATAGTCGATGACTACCAGATCAATTTTATTCCGCTTGGCTTCAGATGTCAGGATCATCGACAGATAGTTGATATCGCGATTGTCGGAGTCATAGAAGAAGATCGGAAGCGATTTAAGGATCGACGCGTTCGAGTTTCGGATTTTAAGTATATCGTCCGGCTTCACTCGGTTAGCTTTTAGATCGCTGTATTTATAGTCGCAATTCTCGGAGCTGATAAGACGATACATTAGCGACTCCTTTGGCATCTCAAGCGAAAGGAATAGAACTCGTTTACCAGATTTCGCAGCGCTCTTAGCGTGTTGTAATCCAGCGACTGTCTTTCCCATACCTGGACGCCCAGCGATGACCGTCATCCCTTCCTGGAATCCTCCAAGGATGTAATTAAGTTCACGCGATCCAGTGTCGATGCCTGAGAATTTTATCTTTCCAGCGTTTGCCTCTAAGCGATTGATCACATCGTCGTAAAGATTAGCGATGTCGAATACCTCTGTCGATTCAATAGATCGCTCTAGTGAGTCCATCTCTTTCTCTATGATCGTTTGTAAGTCTGAGACTTCTTTGTTATCAAGGATTGCTGCCTGGATCTTGAAGGCAAGATCGTGAAATCTTCTTTTTCCTTCTGTCTCTTTTAGCAGATAGCAGGAGTCTTCTAAGTTGATCACTCGATCTGGCATTAGTTTCAGGACCAGCTCAGAAGAAATTCCTTTCTCTTTTTCTTTGCTTTTAAGGACACGAAATACATCTGCCCTAGTGATTCTTCTATCTTCTAGCGATAGTTCCTTAAACGCCAAATATGACGCCTTGAATAAAGTGTCAGTGAAGGATTCAGCATTGATTATTTTGTCAGCCTCTGAAAATAAGTGAGGATAGCTGAGTAAGTGAGCGATTATGTCCTTCTCCAGGTGTAGATCGCTAAGGTTTAGTTTTAAAGCCATTCTTGATTTATTATAGGTTTGTCATTCAAAGGTAAATGATTATTTTGATTTCTTCCTAATCCTGGAAGCTCATCGTTGAAGCACTTCCCATTCAGATATGTAAGTGGATTCTTTCGATATTGAATATCTGGATTAGCTCCGACGTATCGATTTATAGTCTCCAGGATTTTCTCGATCTCTTGCTTCTTTAATTTTTTCCAAGCCTTTTCGCATTTAACTCGATCGACTTTCTTTCCGTAAGAATTCCAGAAGATTTCAAACTCATCGCTTTTATATTCTTCTTCTTCTTTTTCTTCTTCTTCTTCTTGCGATTCAGTATCCATACTGTATAGATACTGTATCAATACTCTATTCTTGACGTTCTTTAGCTCTTTTTCAACACATGACAAAACTTTAGGAGAATTCGAGTCATTAAACTTAACCCAGTTCAGAAGCGCGATTTCATTCGTCTCTTTTGAGAATCTGATTTTGTTTTTCTCCTGGAAGAAATCTAATAATTTAAGTACCGTCTCTGAGTTGTATCCAGTATCGAAGCATATTTTTCTGATCGATGTCTCGTAAATTCCGCACTGGGTAGTCTTGTCATTGGTCATCAAATACAAGTAAAAGTATTTCTGTTCTGGAGTTAGATCCCCTATGAAGGAATCGCTCCAGAAAGTGACCGATATTTTTCTAAATGCTGCCATAGTTTTTTTCGTAATAGTATTCAGATGTTATATCACTAATAATAAAATTACCTTTATCGTCATATCCACTTGTTCTTTGTATGTTACCAAAGGCTTTAATTATCTGTTCTTTCTCCATTTTTTTTGCCCTATTCAAAATTGCTCTAATTTGCATTTGGTCTTCAAAACTTAATTTATACAAAATAGAATGTTTAATTATTTCCTTATCTATGTAGGAAACAGCGCTTTGTTTTTTTTGCATAATTTTAAAATAAAAAAAGCCAGTCTGCGTAGGAGTGCAAATCTGGCTTCGGTTTTTTAAACCCTTAAATAACCCAAGAACTCCTACCCTCTTGGCTTATTATTCTCAAATTTAAAACAAAATTTTTAAATCACAAATTATTTCTAAGAATTTAACAGCTCCGTTAATCGCTGGATTTCTGCCTCCGCTTCGCTGATCTTATCTAGGATCAGATCGAAAGCTTTGACCTCAGGATTGTAATACTTCATTATCTTAGAATAGTCCGAAATCGTTTGCTGTTCGTGTGCGATTCGCACGTTTACGACAGCGTGAAAGCATTGGTCCTCTAGTGTCATTGTCTTTCCTTTATGTGACTAACTACCTCGCGCCAGTACGTCGCGTCTAGTCCGTCGATGATCCGATTTTTAATGATTAGCCTGGAGTTTTCCAGTGCTTCTTCTAGGACGTATTTCATCTGAATCTTTCCGTATTGCTTTAAATGAGTATCGCTGATATAGTTGATTATATCGTCTGATTTTTCCTTCGCTGTCATGGCTTACAGATTTATGATATCCTCTCTTATATCCGCCCAATGGCTAAGATCTAAATCTCCTAAAGCAATCGACTCTAAGACGATCTCTGTCGCTAGGATTGCGGAAGCGATAGCCTACTCTTTATTTTTCTGGATCTGTGGGTGCGCTTCCTGGAAACGCTTCACTAAACTTACTGCAAATTGTTTTCTTGTCATTTTATTATTTTTTAGCTATCTGTATAAGTTTATCTATACAAGCATTCTCTGCTTCTTCATAAGTATTATATGGTCCATCTCCATAATTTTCACATTCTTCTTCTTTTTTATCTACATATAAAACATAGTCATATTTTAACCCATCTTCATAAATTAATTCAATAAATGAATTTTTATTATACTTCTCCCTAAACCATCTAAATACTTGTTGTTTAAGTGGAACATTAATTTCAATTTCTCTTTGTTCTGGAAAATCATTATAATCTGTTGGAGTATAAATTCCAGCAAATTTTCCATTTT